CGGGATGTTATGCAAGTGGAGGGTGCGAGAGGGGGGCGGGCTTTCCGTCTGCTCGATGCGGCGGGCGTGGGTGGGAGGGGCGGGCCTGGCGGCCGGCAACGTACCATCACCGCGCAGAATGAGAGCCAAGCGCGCCGGGCGGTGTTGGCCAGGGCGCAGACGTGGGAAGAGTTTGAAGGCGGGCCAACAACCGCTAACTAACTCCCCTATTTGTCGTCGGCGTCGGCTGCCGACCGACCCGACGCTCGTGTAATGCCGACGACCGACCGACAAAATAGGGGATAGGGGGGAGGGGTAGCGATGGCAATAGGACAGGTAATCGGGTACGTGCTAATCGTTGGGGTGTTGATTCCGTGGGCGGGCAGTCGGCGCCGGCTGTGGCCCTGTCTGTTTGTGGTGGCGGTGGCTGCCACTACTACCCCGCTTGTAGCGGCGGGTGTCTGCACCCTACTGGGGGTAGTAGTTGAAGATTGGTTCGGGCCGCTGGGTGTTGTGTGGAGCGCGGTAATCTATGCGGCGCTGACGGTCAACGTGTGGCGCAACGTGCCGGAAGTGGTGACGGTAGCGGGGCTGGGCCGCAAGCTTGCGTATCGGGTGCGGCGATCAATGGTCGGCGTGAATCGGCGGCGCGCGGCGGTGCGGGATGTGCGCCGGGCTGCGCGCGGTCTGGCTACGGTAGAATATAGAATCGAGGTAGAGTAATGGATAAGATTTTTTTTGGCTTTCTCGTCGGGGCTGTGCTTGTTATGTTGGTTGCCAGTGCGGGGGATTTGCGGGAAGAGCGGGACGCATTAGCGGCGCGGGTTGACGCTCAGGGGCGCGTCATTGAACAGCTTGCGAACCGACCGACGCCGGCGCCGATCTTGGTGCCGCGCTACATTATCCAGGTCGCGCCGGTGGCTGTGCCAGTGGCTGTGCCAGTGGCTGTGCCAGTGGCTGCGCAGGGTGCGGCGGGGTCGTCGTCGGTACAACTGGGTCTGTTGGTGGCTGGGGCGTGTCTGTCGGTGGGTGGTGTGTTGGTGCTGGTGGCTGTCGCTAGGGCTGCGCGGGGTCGCGCCCCGGCTCTGTATCCTGGCGACCCTGGTTTTGACGAGGCCGCAGGGGCCGCGGCCAGGGCTGCGGGTGGGGTCGTGAGTGAATGCGAGGGGGTGTACTGGTTGACGGTGCCGGGGCGTGACCCGGTGCGAGTGCGTCGATTGTTAGAGGATAGGGGGCAATGATGGAACATGTAAGTCCGGCGGCAATAAAGGTGGTGCGAGGGGTAGAGGGGTATTTGCAACGGCGGGCGGTAGTTGGGGATGCAATGATAGGAGATCTGTTATCGGCAGTGCTGCTGGCAACAGAGGCCGGGCGCCTAGCGGAAATTTATAAAGTGGTAAGCGATTGGGTAATAGCCAGCGGAGTTATGGAGGAGGAAGGGGTAGGGGGTGAATGATGGACAAGGTAAGCGGGTGGGGGCGGGCGCTGGGGTCGTGGCTCGGTGCGGTGGGTGCGTGGTGCGCGCCATGGGTGCGGCGTAACGTTACCTTTGGGTTGGTGTTGGCCATTGCAACAGAGGCGCCGCGCTGGGCGTTCGCTTTCATCGGCGCGCATGAACCGGTATGGGCCGGCGTGGCGGTGTCGGTGCTGATGGCCTACGCTGCGGCGCAAGGGTGGGATGAGTATTTCAGACGGCGTGATGGGTTGCTCTTGTCGCTGAACCTGGGCCAGATTGCCAGTGCTTTGGTGATCATAACGCCAGTCGTCTTTGCGATGCTGATGGGGGCGGGGCATACGGTACAGGTTAAGGACGTGGCGCCGGGCTGGTATCTCTGGGTGTGGTGTGGTACGTTGGTGCTGTCCACCTTCCTGCCGCTGGTGATCGTGGCATACGTGGAAGTTATGCGGCATGGCGGTAGTACTGCTATACTTCCTGGTGACAGGAGCGATCCCGCCGGCGCAATTGATAATCTGCAAGGGGACGCGCCGGCGGGGACTCCCAAAGCGAAGGGCGAGGGGGCCGCCAGGATGCGGGAACTATACGACAGTGGCCAGGGCGTCACAACGGCCAGAGAATTGGCGGACGCTGCCGGGGTGGGATATGAGGCGGCTAAGTCGTGGCTAAAAAGAAATAGAGTACCAGCATAAGAAAAGCCGGGGAGATCTCCCCGGCTTCTTTATTCCTGCGCTAGATATTCTTTGGCTGCTGTCAGTAGGCGGGCTATGGTCTGGCTACGATTAGGGCCAAGGCTATCGACCCATGCCAGGAGGTCGGGCGGTAGTGTGATGGTAAAGCGCTTTGCCTTCTCGGCTTCCGGCTTGGGCTGCGCTCCCCCTCCCCACTTGCCGTAAGCGGCGCCCGGTCTGCGGCCTCTGCGTTTTGGTTCGGTCATCAGTTATCCTTTCTCGATTAGACTGTGTTCATCCCTCTATCCTTTCGTCTTACTCTGCGTTCGCTAACCGTTCGGCATTGCGCTTGAGTGTCGCCTTTAGAATGTCCAGCGCCTTCCCGTAGTCGCTGCTGCCGTTGATATACTGAGATAGGGTGGTAAGCTTCGCCTCTAGTGCTGCTAACTCCGCTTCAATCTGCATCTTAGCCATTGTTTCCTTGTTCATCTCTCTCTATCCTTTCGTTATCTTCTTGCTTGCCTGTAATTACATTCTATCATACCGAATGTAAATAGTTAACCCCCAATTTGCACCAATTTCATAGCAATTTTGTTCTAAATGGGGGTCAGACCTTACGACCGTGCAAGGTGCTTGATTGTTTGCGCGGGGTCGGTATATGCTGGGAGATACCAGAGGATTAGAGCGGTAGAGAGGGGGAACGATGGCGGAAGAAAACGAGGGGAAAGACGGTGTGATTGTGCGGGCGCATCGGGCGGAAAACGGGCGGTTTCTCCCAGGCAACCCAGGCGGACCTGGTCGCACCCGCAGAGAGGCCAGCAAGGCGGTGATTGACGCCATCATTAATAATGTAGACCCGCTTCATGTGGCCGACACCATTAACCGGCTGCTCTTTATGGATAGCTGGCGGGCCAACTACGCCGGCGCTAAGCTCTATCTTGACCACATAGCAGGTTTGCCAGTGGCGCGCAAGGAGGAAGTAGAGGAGATATACATTACCTTGCTCGAGAAACTGCGGGAACAGCGTCGGTTGAAAAGCGAATAGATTCATAAAACAATCATTTAATGAACCTATTTATTTATTTTATGTGGACACAACAATTGAGCGAGGCAGCGAAAACACCGGGAAAACGCAACGCCACTAGCCACAGAAAAACATAGGGGATACAGCATAGGCGCATGGCATACCGCAGGGGAGCATGGGGAGTAGATAGGTAGATAGAGAAGAGAGTAGGGTAGGTGGGTGGATGATACTAGACTAGGATGATACTACAAGGGGACTACACTATACTACACCATAACTACACCTCAATGAAGGTAGTATCGTGCAGTTTTTAATCCAAAAAATGGGGGTGCTATGGCTTCTATTGAGATGTCGTATTTCAAGGCGGAGGTAGTGGACTATCTGATAAAGATAGAGGAGCTATGCAGGAAGAGAAACGTGCCCATGTCGAGGGTGACGCTGATTATGCGCGACCCTAGCAATGATGAGATGTGCGTGCTACTGACGACAGAGAAGGGCAGCGACAACGTCCGCGAGGCCGTGGAAATTGCCTTGGGGCATGGCGAAATTTAATCCAAAACATTGGGGGTCGCAAATGTCTTCTGCTATTTATTCCCTCGTCAGTGATGTGGCTCTACAGTACTACACTGACAAGGGGTTTCCGCCGCGGGTGCTAACAATGTCTAGGGCAATGAAAGAATCGCTAGAAGCATCACTGTCAAGGCATGACCCAACCTATTACACGCCGATAGAGATGGAGGGTGTAGCGCTGCTGACGATAGTAACGGCGGTTGGCGAACTGGCGGTAAAGGTCGATGAGGGTGTAGCGGGTATCGGTATAGAGTAACCATTGCGCAGTTTTTGGGGCAAAACATCGGGGGTAAAAATGATTGAAGCAAGCGACGAAACAGGCATTTTGCGGTTGACAGAGCGGGAACTGTTGGAGATTAAGCACGCTATTTTCTACGCTAACGAGTGCGGGCATGGTACGACAGGACACAATCAATTGATACTGATTGCGAAGATGGCGCAGCACATGGGCTTTATGATTCGGGTCAATCCATATGATACGCCTGAATCCGTGAATGAGCGCTGGACGGGGGTTGAGGTGCCGGACGGGGTATTGATTGTGTAAGGTGTGCTTATGCTGCTATTTGTCGGGGTGTTGACGGGTGTTGCGCTGCACACGATCAGCGCCACCCTACCCACGACACCCGCACCAGTACTGAACGGCAACGGCAAGCACTAAGGTAAGGGAGTACTGGCAACAGGAACGAAGTATTTACAGGTGGTAGCAAGTTTTAAAAAGTCGAAAATTTTAAGGTAAAAGGCTATTGATTGTTTTTGGCGACCCTGTTAATGTGTACCAATAGTAGGTGCGAATTTTTGTTCTAAACACAGGAGTGCGGTATAATGGGGGGCAGATAAATAACTCTGTCCACCGGGCAACCAGCGGGCGCACTCCATGTATAAAGGGGGGCGCCCGCTTTTTTGTTCCAAAGGAGTAAAGCAAATGAAGGACTACGGGGTAAATACCGGGTTGCGGTTAACCACCCTGCAACTTGAAAAGGCAGATCGGCTTGCCGCAAGTTTGGGGATGAGTCGAAATAAAACGATAGGGCTGCTAATTGAGGCGGCAGAGGTACAGACAAAGCCGACTGTACTGGTTGGAGAAATGAAAAACAGCAGTGATAGCGCCAAGTTTTCTCAGGACGCAAGCGCCATCACTGCCAGTGCGTAACAATTCACCAGCCCTCTTAAACAGCAATGCCTAGTGCTGGTAACACTAGGCGGCGCTGACGGGCAGAAGGCAAATTGTACAATGAAAAGTGTACGTATGGAAGGTGAGTATGACGACTAGACAGTATTGGGCGGTGCTCGTTCTGCTTGCGGCGGTATTTATCGGCGGCGCGCTATACCTGGGCGTTGACCTGGGCGAAGTGGGCCGGGCGCTCTTGTGGCTGAAAGAGTTTGTACAATGAATAAGTTCAAGGTAAAGAGGAGAGTGATAAGCATGTTTTACTTACTGCGTGAGGGAACGGCAACGGTATATTTAATCCCGGCGGCGCGCATGGTGGAAGGGGCGGAGTGGCCCGAGCTGGTACAACGCAGCACAGAGGCCAAGCACGCCAGTCTAATCGACTGGAAGCGGGTAGCGGTAAAGGCGGCGGATGGGGGATGGGCCTTGTATCAGTAAAAGCTCAGTGTAGTATCAGCAAAAGAAAGGGGCTTTGTGGTATGGGGGACGGGGAATTTATGGTTAAGGTGCGCGAACTGGAACAGCGCATCGAGCGGTTAGAAGCGGACGACTGGCACAAGGCAGGGGCAAGCAAGCGCGGGCTATTCGTGTTTGGCTACCAACTGTTGGTATTGTTCTGGGTGTGGGTGGTAGTCATCGGTATAGGTGCGGTGCTGTGGATATTGGGATTGTATCAATAGGCGAGGGGAACCGAATTATGGCAATGGCAAAATGTCCTAACTGTGGGAAAGCAGCAAAAGATTGTACGTGCGGGGCGAAAGGCAAAGGGGCGAAAGGCGGCAAGGCCAAGCCGGGCAAAGGTGGTAAGGGTGGCAAGATGGGCCGATAGGCTAATCGGGTGGGTGATTGCTCTCATCCTGGGGGCAATCTACCTACTTCTATTACCGCATGGGATGTAAATGATTGTCTTACCAACAGACCAGGATAAAAAAGACTGGCGTGAATTGTGCTGGGAAGCGGCTGGCTACACCCCCACGGTAGGGGAGTTCCCTATCCACGGCATAGAAGGGGAGTTAATCACGACCAGCTACGGCCAACAAGAGGTAATGGACGCAACCGAACGCCTATTACTTCTCGCGGGCGGGGTGCGCGCCGGCAAAAGCAAGACATTATCCATGAAGGCCATAGAGGAAACGCTGATTAAGGATGGCCTCATGTGGATTGTTGGACCAAACTATAACGACGCCAATGCAGAATGGGGCTATCTGTTTGAGCCTATCCACAAACTGGGCTTCATCAGCCACTACACAAGCCCAGAGCGGGGCCAACGGATGTTTGAAACGGCGTGGGGCTTTCGGTGCGAGACGAAGAGCAGCGACGATCTCGCGGCGCTTTCCTCCTTCGCGCCTCATGTGCTGCTTGGGGTGGAGATGGGTAGGCAGGCAGAAGGGGCGTTTAATAAGTTGGCGGAAAGAGCGCTAGAGCATAACGCTAGGGTCATGATGTCAGGCACGTTTGAAGGCGCTTTGTCCTGGTATCCGCAACTGTGGTCACGGTGGCAGGCGCCTAATCCAGAGGGAGGGCGCTCCTTCTCCCTGCCAAGTTGGTCGAATCACTTTATCTTTCCTGGGGGGCGTTCAGATCCGAAGATTATCGACTTAGAGAACAGTCTAAACGACCCGGAATTATTCTTAGAGCGGGTAGGCGCGGTTCCTTATAAGCCACAAGGCTTGGTGTTCCGCATCTTCTCTAACCGGGAACACGTCAAGCCTATTGATTTTAACCCGAAACTACCTGTAGAATTAGCAATAGACCCTGGAACGCGGGCGTATGTGGTGCTGGCAGTGCAGCGGGAAACGTTACCGGCCTCGGCTGGCATGGTGCGCCACTACAAAAGCGGCCTACTGGTACCCAAAACGCGGGTGCATGTCATTGATGAGGTGTATGTGCAGGAGGCCATAGCCGAAGAAGTCATCGAGCGCTGTCAATCTCGCCCTTGGTTTAAGGCGGTTAAAAACGGAGTGATCGACGTAGCAGGCCGCCAACGGCAACAAGGCACCAAAAGCCAGGTGCAAACGTGGATGGATGAGACAGGCATACCGCTACGGGCGAATTATGTCCCGGTGCAAGAGAGCATTGCCACAGTGCGGCGGCGCTTGCGGCCTGACCCGGTGACGAAAGCGCCCCTACTCCTGTTCAGCAATCGGCTATCTGACCGGGTGACAGGCGGGCGGGCTACTGGCACCATAGCCGAAATGGGCCTATACCGGTGGCGGGATTATGTGGAGGGAAGCAGCGAAAGCAGTACGCCGATTGACGCCAACAATCACGCATTGAAGGCGTTAGGCTATCTCTTGTATGACTGGTTCGGGCCAGTGCTGGAAAAGCGCAAGCCAGGAAAGGCGAAGATTAGATCGTATGCATGACGAACACCAGTATGCCTATCGTTATAATCAAATTAACACACCTCCTAAACAAGTCGAAGCTATACGTCAGCACTGCGTTGAACGGGTAATGCGTGATTATCTTATGAAACGCCTGTTAGAAAAACCTGAAAAAATTTTAGCCGTTCGACTAAGAGAGAGTGACAGTCCGGTGTTTGGTTTTTCTGGCAGGGAGGAATGGCGCGAGATACATATCTCGTTGGAAGTGAACGAGGTAAGCACTTTTTATATAACCGAATATATAGACCTGCGGCCGGTGGGGTGGTGGGCGCTAAGTCAAACCGCTGCTGAGGAAATCATGCACAGGCTTACGGAGTGGTGGCAATTACCTCTAGCCCAGAAAAGAGCGAAATGGGGGCGCCGCTTAGCACGTTTCGAGCGTAAACATTTTGGCCGGGCATTTAATGATGGAAGACAAAAACCGGGTATTACTTTTAGCATTTAGGCAGGCGCTGTTAATCCTCCTGGGGGCCATCGAAACCTATCTAGGGATAGAGCGATCCAGGCGACCAAAGCACAGCGAATAATAAAAGACCTACCGGGTACGTACCAGCGGGCAATCTCTTAATAGGGATTGCCCGTTTTTTATTGGGGAAACCATGAAGCTAACTGTAGACGAGATCCGCGCCAGGGTGATGATTGTTGAGCGCGAGCGCCAGGGCTGGAAAAGCCTAGCGCAAGTCTGGGAAAAAATGTGGGGGCTTGACGCTGGGTTCAAACAGGACTGGCGCGACGCGGTTGAAAAAGAGGGGCGCGAGCAAGTCACCCTACCCGACCCATTAAATATCGTGAACCTGGGGAAGCGCTTAATCAGCAGCAACCCGCGGATTGACGTTCCACCGCGCGACGTTGACGATCAGGCGCAACGTACCGCCGATAAGCTGAAAGGCTTTCTCACCGCCATGTGGCAGCGGGTGAACTGGCAGCAGGGGCGCATTGTGTTGGATGATGCTATTTGGTTTAGCCTGGTGCGTGGTCGCGTGTGCGCTGAAGTCAAATGGGTTAAAGAAGATTTGCCCAAGCTGATTCAAAAGCGCAACTTCCCGATCTTAATTCGCACGCTAGACCCGTTCGACGTAGGCATTAAGCGCGGGCCAATGTACGTCGAATATGCGTTCCACAAATACCGCACCGACCGCGCCGACGCTCGGCAACGCTACCCGCGCCTGTCCATCTGGAAACAGGCCAATAACGATGACATTCAAACCGAAGACACCCAGGTAACGATCACTGACTTTTGGTGGACTAACCCGACAACCGGGCGCGTATGGAATTCTATTTTGGTTGACGAAGAGTTTGCAAAGAAGCCAGTGGAAACCGATTACCCCTATGTCCCTATTATCGAGGTCTACGGCGATAGCGCCCCTACTAAAGACAAAACCTATGAGGGGCTTTCTATTCTGCATGGCCTAGAGGAACTATGGCCCTACAAATGCAGGCTAGCCAGTAACTTAGGAACTGCGGTACTATGGGCAGTATGGCCATTCATTGCGGTACAGAATGAGAACGGCCAAATTGTGGATGATGTGCAGGTTAGACCGGGCGCAACCGTGCCTGTACCAGCCGGCACGCGGTTCGACACGATTAAAGCCGGCGTGGATCTGAACGTATTGCAGGCCATGCTAGGCCAAATTGACGCGGGCGTACAACAAACCGCTTTCCCCAATGTCATGTACGGGGATAGCGGCAATATGAATGCCGGCTACGGAATTAACCTTCTGAGCGATGCGGCTAAAGGAAGAATCAAATCTTTCCTGGAATACCTAGAATTGTTCGTGACGCATATCAACGAACTGGTATTAGCGCTGATTGATGAATTTGCGGGCAAGGATGAAATAGGACTATGGGGCCGCCAGGAGGGGACAGAGCGCCTATATCGTCTGACGATCAAGGCCGAAGATATTGATGGCTATTATGAGAATCAAGTGAAGTTACGTCCGCAACTGCCACAGGATGATTTGCAAGTGCAGACCTTGGGCGTTCGCTTGGCCGATGGAAAGTACATCAGCCGGCAAACCCTCAGAGAAAAGTACCTATCGGTTGCCATGCCAGAGGATGAACAGGATCGCATCTTTGCAGAAATGGCCTTTGAGAATCCCGATATTATGAAGAATGTCACGATTCTGCGCCTGATGGATTTATTCCCCAATGGCCAGTGGCGGGATTTGGTGAAGGGAACGCCATTAGAGCAGGTAGCGGAGCAGTTGATTAAGCCACCTACCCCACCACCACCGCCGATGATCCCGGACATGGGGATGATGGGGCCACCGCCAATGGGGCCGGGTGGGCCGCCGCCTGACATGATGGGGCCGCCAGGGGGCGCACCCATTCAACCCCCAGGGATGGCGGGGCCGATGGGGGGCGGCATACCCCCAGAGATGCAAGGGCAACTAACCCCGGAAGCGATGGGCCTACCGCCGGGGATGCCCCCTGAACTATTCGCCCAAATGATGGGGCAGCCGTTGCCGCCGGGTGAGGAACTCGCGGCGCTAGCAGGAGGGGGCGCACCCCCAGGAGTAATGTAAAATGGCAATCAGTAACCGCATGGCAACCGCCGCGCAGAACCAAAGCTACAATCAGAATGTAGGCGGCGGCGGCGATATGTATAGCTCTTCGGGGATGCCGCAACAGAACCGGCAATCCTACGGCGGCGCGTCTTCCCCCTGGGGAACCACCCAACAGGGATGGGGCGGCATTCCGCAACCGGGAATGCAGCGGATAACGAACGCCAACAATCAGAACAGCTATGCTAATCCGTGGAGCAACTACAGTACAACCCAGGCCAGAGGCGGCGGGCTTCCGAATAATCCAAGCACCTATGAGCCGACGCCGCAACCGGGAGATCCGGCCACCCCCAAGCCGGGCGGGAATACCTATTGGAATCCCACATTGCCAAGCGTGACCCAGCCAGGGCAAGCGCCAACAGTGAAGCCAGCCACTAGCCAGGGATGGCAGAACGCGCCGGGCATGAGCCTAGATTGGTTCGCGCAGGACGACAACCGCGAGCAGGGCCTTGAATACATACAGGCGATGATTCCCTACAATCAGTTGATGCAAAATCAATATCAGTACTCAACTGATTTTAATGAAGCGCAGCGCCGGTGGGATCAGCAGTTCGGATGGCAACAGAATTTAGACCAGTTCAACACGCAGCTTGCTACACAGCAACAGCAGATGGCTGAATGGCAGGCGCGCGAGGCGGCCAACCAGTGGGCGGCGCAATTCGGCCAGACGCAGCAGCGCGACCAGTTCGAGCAAGGATTGGCCAACCGCCAGTTTGGATTGCAAGATTATCAGACGCGCACGCAACTAGGCCAGCAGCAGCAAATGAACGATTGGCAGCGGCAATATCAACAAGGCCAGTTGGATTTGCAAGGCCGCGCCCAGGAGATTGAAAGCGCATACAACCAAGGACGCTTGTCCAACGAACAGCGACAAATTGCCCTGGCTGAGTTGACGCAGCAGCAGAACTTTCATTTACAGAATTTCCAGAACGATACACAACGGCAACAGGTCAATCAACAGCAGTGGATGAATGAGCAGACGGCGCAGAGCCGCAACCGGGAATTGGATCAGCAAGGCTGGATGAACCAGGCAACGATTGGCGTACAGAATCGCGCCCAGGACATTGAGCAGATGTACCGCGCGGGTCAACTATCTAACGAGCAGCGGCAGATCGCATTAGGCGAATTAACGCAGCAACAGAACTACGCGCTTGCGCAGCTTACCCAATCACAGCGTAACCAGATTGAGCAGGGACAATTGGGCGTACAGCAGGGCCAACTAGCGCTATCCGGTCAGGAACTAGCGCAAAAGTACGGCTATCAGTACGCGGAACTAGGCGCAACCCAACAGTATCGGGCGCAGCAAGAAGCACTGGCGCGAGCGCAGTTGGCCCAAGAGATGGAGATTGCCCGGATGCGTTGGCAGCAGGATAAAGAGATCGCTACACTTCAGGCGACCGGGCGCAACCGGGCGCAAAACACGCGGTGGTTACGAGCAACATAAGGAACGGCCATGCCTGACTTTAGCAATATCAGCAGTATCAATCGGTATCTGGCTAGTCTGGAAGAGGAGCGCCGACAGGCCGCTTTGCGCGAGCAGCAAGCGCGCGGCTCTTTTTTCGGGGGCTTTGGCGCACCGGCACCGGCCGGGCCACAACCGCGCCCGACCATCCCGCCTAGTGGGCCAATGCAAGGGCCACAACCGCGCCCGACCACTCCCCCCCAGGCGCCACAGTCTTTACTAGACCAGGTACAAAACAATTGGGTCGCGCCCCCTCCGCCGGTGCAAGGGCCACAACCGCGCCCCCAGGTCAACCCCTGGCAGCAACAGTTAGACGCCTGGCTAAATCCGCCACCTGTCAACATACCGGTAACCTATGATGTGCAACCGAGTCAGCCGACCTATGCGCTAGACCGACCAGACACCGGGCCGTCTGGCTTTGACGCGGTGGCAAGTAGGCCGCCAACGGTGACAGTACCGCAACAACAGCCCTTTGCTTCCTATGCTGAACCGGCGCCCGAAGATCGGTGGAACTTCCCGCAGTTTGGGGGAGGCAACCAGACTATAGCCAATGCCTACCTGCCATTGGGTGCGGCTGATGTGCTGGCGCCTGACCTAATGGAGATTGCGAAGGCGGGCGCTGGCATGGCTGGGGATACAATATGGGATGGAATCAAGGCTGGCTGGAATACATTCGGTGACGCAGCACTAGGCGCGGCGGCATGGTGGCAAGACAGTGCAGCTAAAGAGCGCTTCGATCAACAGATGGCAGATCGGGAACTTTGGCGCGGCATTGACCCGACGTGGAAAGAATTGGGCGAGAACTTTAGCCAGATTGAAGGGCCAACGGACTGGCGCGGCATTGGCGGAGCGCTGCTCACCGGCGCGATGGGTGTAGCGGAAAAGGCCACGCCGCAATGGGGCGAAGATGCCTTCGCAGCCGTAACCGGTGGTTTGCAAGCCGCACAAGACGCTATCAATCTGACGCGTGTCGATGAGGTTCCCATCGTTTCTCCGTTGATGGAAAAAGCCTTTAGCGTTGTGTCGGGCCAAAAAGCTGACATCGGCAATGACCCATTCGGCTCCTATTGGTCCGCAATGCTTTTTGCTGGAATCCCGGCAGCCGCCAAAGAGGCAGTGACAGCCGCAGCCGCCGGGGAACAGTACCCCATACAGCGCGCGCTGATTCGGTATATGGTAGCCGCAGGGGAAGAGGTGGCGCGCCAGCGTGAGGCAGTCACACCGACCGCAGAACAGGCAGCGACGATGACACCCGCCGAATTACGCAGGCAACAAGACCGCGCCAACCTCAACTTTGCCGATCCCGCCGCCGTGGCCAAGACGTTCGACGCGCTTGCTGATCAGACATCTACCGTACAGACGTTGACGCAGAAAGCGCAGGCGGCACTAAAGGCGGCAGAGTCAGAACAAGATGAAGACGCCAGACAGGAACTAATGACGCAGGCGGCAGACTTTGGTACACAAGCCTACGAGTTAGAGCATAAGCACCCAATTGCGCTGGTGAATGAGAATACCAACATTGCGCGCCAAATGATAGCTGAACTGCTACAGCCTGACGTTACCGATCTGCTCGGCGGTGTTTTTGATGTCATTGGCATGACGCCAGCAGCGCGGCGGCTGACCAGGGCTACCGGCGAAGTAATCGACCAAGATGAGAATGTGCTGGCAAAACTACTCAAGTACACGGTGACACCGGAAAACAGAAAAGCGATGGAGGCCGCAACTAGCGGCTATAATCCGGCGGCGCTGTACAAACCCTCGGCTTGGTGGACAACGGGCGAAGCGCGCGCCGGGATTGCCGCCGACAAAATGCACCGCTTTGTAACTAACCTCATGGCGGACGTTGATACGGTTGCGGATGCTAAACTGCTCTTGCGTCAGGTGGCAGAAAAACCAGCGGCACTTATCCAGGGCATAGCCGCCAATCTCTTCCAGAGTGATGGACTACTGGCACGCGCTGATCAGGATGGGCTAATCCGCTTTGGCAATATGGGCCTGCTTTCCCCGATTACTAGCACAGACAGCAATCTTATGTACAAGGTTGCCGGCTTGACCAACAAAGCCGACGACCCATTAAAGATATTCCAGCAAGTGGCCGATGAATTTCTGAATGGTGCGGAATCGCTAAAAAATGGGGTGCTGCTCAATAAGGTAGACTTTGCCAACGAATTTATTGACGCCATGCAGACGGGCGGGTACAAGTTTTACAACGTGGTAGATGAGGCGGGAAAGCTAAAGCCAAGCCCTGTAGGCCAATTGGGCGACATGTTCAGAAAGACAGTCAGTCCCATCTACATTTATCTCAATCCCGGCGGCTGGGCGACTAACTATCTTAGCGGCGTAGTGGGCGCCTTTGGTGACAAGACCTTTGCGACTGACGCTTGGAAAAATATCCAGTCCCACCTAACGAAACTCTACGGCGTAGACCCGACAGTAAGAGGATTGGAAGGGGCGGCGGGTTCCATGACGGCCGCCGGGCAGCAGCTAGGCGGCCTGTGGGGGCCGCTCAAGAAGGCCTACGGCCAAATTGATGAGACCGTAGGCACGCGCGTTTACTATGCCGGGGTTACTCATGCGCTCCAAAAAACCGGCAAGGACGTTTTACAAAACACGATGGCGCCGATCCTGCAAAGCATTGGCATCACCGACCCGCGCCAGGCAAGCAGCCTAATCAATCATCTGTTTGAAACGGGCTACAGTGGCGGTAATCTCGTAGAGGAATTTAACAAACTGGTGACAGGACAGGCGCGGGTATTCTCGCTGTCTGATGTCAATGCCGGTTGGCTCGATGCCCTGCCCGCTGACAGTCTTAGCGAGTTCTACGACATTATCCGCAAGGCGCCCGACGTGCCTACCGCCCAAACGCAGCTTACCGCCTGGGCAGACAAGGCAACCGCCTATTGGGATAATCTGATCCAGTCCTCGCCAGTCATCCCCGCGCGGCATACCTGGCTGAAACAGGAAGCGGTACAGGACGCGGCAGACCTGGCGCAAGTCGGCAAGCTGGCGCAAAAAGGCGGCGTACCAACACAGGCCATTACTGAATGGAAAAAGGCCACAACGGCCGCGCTACAGGATACACAGCGGCGCATGGAAGCGCTAATGAATGTGGTTGCAGAGAGCGCCAAGCCTGAAAACCGCTACATGCTTTATAACATCTGGGGCCAGGTGACAGACTTGACGACCGACGTACGCGCCAAGCTGGGCGACATGGCCGAACGCGCCGGCATGTTGCCAACTGCGCAACGTAATCAAGCCTGGGGAAAATATTGGGAGGAAGCGCGGCGCCTGTGGGATGAGCGCAACGCCAAAGTAAACGACCTGCTAGAGAAGGGCGCCCAGTCGGTAGCCAGTGGGGAAGCGTTTACCCCCAACCTAAGCCAGTGGGATATCTTAGAGCGAACGGCCAAAGTCAACGAACAAAAGCTATGGGACACACTGCGCCTTGAACCGGCAGCAGGCGCCTATGATCGGCGGCTGGCGCAGGTGATCGACGCTGGGCGGCAACTGACCGATAAAGCCGTTGCACGCACCTATGCGGCTGCGCGGCGCTTTGCCGAAGTAGACGCCATGGACTATATCATTTCCGCCGAACGCAATGCACAGATGGCAGGCGCGCAAGCAAGAGCCTATCTTGATGAAGTGCTGGAGGTTGCGCTAAAAAATGGCAAGTGGGAAGATTACTATAGTATTCGTAATGAGACCTGGCGGCAGCTTCGGCAGTATGAACAACAGATATGGGGCATTGCAGAGCGCAACATTGTACGGGATGGCCTCGGCGCTGAGAAGACAACCGGGCTAAAGTTTAACAATGGGTTTGACGGAGTTGTCGAGTTAATTTCTCCGGTCGAAGTGAAGGGGCCAAAGACGAGCAGGCTAGGCAGAGAGAAGACCGTTACCGAACAGACCTACACCGATTGGCTAGTCCGGCGCGAAGATGGCACCACAACTACAATCCCAGATAGCCAAGTGCCTCAGGCGCTAAAGGATAAATACCGGGGCGTCACGCCGGCGGATGTAGAAACAGCGGTGCAAGATGAACTAGATAACATTGCGAGTGCCAACCCCTTCGCCGAAGATGCCCAAAAAGTATTAGACGATCTGACCGTCAAAGCGGATGAGGGCGCGCCGGTGGTTGACGAAATAACTACACCGGTAGTAGATGAGATTGCCACTAAGAGTGTACTAACACCTGAGCAAGTACAGAAGTTACAGGCGCAAGGAATCGAAGTAGTACAGGGAGGGAAACCAGTAGCGGGAACCGTGACGGCGGCGCCTGTTACGCCGCCCATTGCGCCTGCCAGTGTTACGGGTCTGGATGCAATGGGCGGCGAGTTGGGCCGGGCGATTAGTGATAATCTAAGGATGGCATGGCGTCAAGCAGTGGAGAAAACGGGCAAACTGCCTGCGCCTGAGCAGCAAGCAAACAGCCTGATCAATCAAGTGTATGAGCGACTGATAAGGGATGGCGCTCCGCGTAATACGGATACCGTCAATATAGCGATTGACCTCACCGAAAAAGCGGGCAATGATGCCAAAAGAATGGGCGAAGTCTATAAAGACTATAAGCGACTGAGCGCACCACTACCGGCGGCACCCGTTCAACAAGCGGCGCCGGTCGCTGATGTAGCGCCATTTGTCCAGCCTGGACAGGTGGCCACCGCTGTTCAGGCAACACCCGCAGCCAATACCCTACAAACTTTGCGCGATATTGCCAAACAAGCGGGCCTACCGACCGCGAACGCCAACGGCTCACCGCTGGACTTGCCCCTATGGAACGCCGTCAAAAAATATTTTGCAGATAACAACATTCCTTTGCAGGCGCAGAAGCTGACCGACCTAGCCGGCCAGGAACTGGAACAGGCGATTCGCTTTGTTGGGGAACGGGTCGGCGTGACAAAGGCCAGCGACATGTACCGGGCGCAAGCTGCGGGCGGTGCAGCGGCGGCCAAAGACCTGGCGGCCATGTGGGATGCTGACGTAACGGCCAAGCTTGGCTTACCCAAGATGGAGATATTGGCCAAGCAATATCGGGATGGCCAACGGGTTTTTGAGTTTGAAGACCTCCACGGGACCACCGTCGCCGGAAAGCGGATTGAAAATAGTAACGATGTGTTGAAGCTGGTCGAGCAATATATAGGGCTGCGGTCGGACGTGGCCAGCGCACAGCAGACCGTCAAGGCAACCCAGAAATATAGCAAGATGAGTAAGGCCGAAATCCTGAGGGCTGAACGTGACAACCTGCTAAAAGCAGGCTATAGCACAGAAGAGCTAAACACGGCAACCCGAAATGAGATATTGCGCTTTCTTGAGATTACCACACAGAAACCATTGCCCGATCCAAGTATGGTTTTCTTCGAGGGAAGTCTTGCACCTGGGCTTGGCAACCTGGTAGAGAAAGTGAAAAAGGCACTGAACCTGGGCAACAGTGCCCAGGTTCAGGACCTAAATAAAGTGGCAGATGTTACGATACGCAACACAACGCGAGCCGGGGGCATTCTCGCTGATGATATTGCCTATGGCGCGCAGCACGCCAGAGATCAGATCGCTAATCTGCTAGCCTATGTCAATGGCAATCTTGACAACATTATGGCGCCCAAGGGGGCCATAGCCGAAGGCCAAGCGCTCAGGGCGATTAATGACTTCCGGCGCCAAGTGCTTCCCGCCTGGGACAATGCGAAGGCGGTGGCTAGTGAGTATGGCAACCGTATGCGCAGCTTTACAATGGTGGACTTCGCCAATAATACACGCGTGGATGAATTATTGTCACTCGCTTTTCCCTACTCGTTTTGGTCGACGCGTGCGGCCAAGAATGCCAGAGAGCGCGCCATTTTCGAGCCGCACATCTGGCGGCGCATGATGCAAGCGCATAACTACATGAACCAAATGGCCGATCAGCGCGGCGACCCAGACCGCTACGACGGTCTGTTTCCCGTTGACCTGGGTAATGGCATGACGTACTATCTGCGGATTGACCCATCAAAATATTGGCCAACGTTGGGCCTTTTTATGCAGAACGACTATGCCGATCCAGAGAGCGCCAACAATGCCTTTAGCTTTGGCCTAGAGGCGGTGCGCAGCAGCGGCTTTAATCCCTATCCGTGGTTCGATGCTATAGGCAAGGCTTACAGCAATATCAAAGAGGGCAAGCCAGCGGGGCAGGATATGAGCGTAGTTGATTACGTGCCCATTGGGAAACCGCTGGCTTGGCTTGCGGCGCGGGCTGGGGTGCAATTGCCACAGTGGGCGCAACCTGGCTTTTATGAGTATAACATTGCGCGGGAACTTACAACGATGGTGAGCGAAGGCAGCATTACCGCCGACCAAGCCCAGTATGCACAGGACATTTTACGCACCTGGCGCACTGGGGAACAGATGATACCGGAGGTGCAAGCGCAGCAGGAAGCACTAAGCGCCATCCTACGCACTGCCACCGAACGGGCCGCAAACAAAGAACTGATGGCCAGCGGCAGCAGTTGGGCCACTGGCGTACAGGTGAAGCCCTTCGATCAGGACGAGCGCCAGGCCATGCAAGCCAAACAGATGTACCAGGAGCGGGCCTATAATCCTGTCTCTAATCCCTATGGAAGCGAGATGGCGCAATCAGCCACCTTTGACCAGTATCCCGAACTGTCACCGCGCTTTAGTCAAAGTGCTGTACTCAATGAGGACAACACGCGCCCAGGCGCGAGCGCTGCATTAGGCCAACGGATTGCTGAGACAAAAGACGCCAGAGATACATTGTATGGGATGGGTGACGCGGCGGTAGATGCGCTACTCAAAGCCAATCCGCAGGCGACCAAAAAGGAAATGGCAGCAGCCAGAACACAAGCGATCATCGGCAATGCCGGCCAGTTTGTTGATCCGGCAGCCCTTGACGCATGGCTAAAAGCTAACCCTGACGCCTACTATAGCGAGGTAGTCAAGTTCGTGACCGATACCATCTCGGCCAAATATCCAAGCGCTGACTTGGTAGAAGGCAGCGGCAAGCCGAAGGACTACGCGCCACTCGAACAAAAATGGAATTTCCAGGAAGACACCTTAAAGAAAGCGGCTGAACAATTCCCCTACCCCACCTTTCCCGAAGGCGGCACACCGCAACAGATAGCGGCCTACATGGAACAGAAGAAGGCAATTGATGCACAGCGCCAACAATGGATGATGCAGCAGTTGACGACCGGCGGCGCTCAGTTGATGCCGAATTGGATGAAGGGCAGTACTGCGGTGGACGCTGCACAACTGGCGACCGACCCGACCACGGCGCAAGGGCTAATTACTGAGAATAAATATCAATACGCAACAGAGGCCGAACGCAAACGCCTGGAAGAAATAGAACGGACGGGCGGCAGTGGTGGCGGCAGTGCTGTGTATAGACAGGCATACAACAACGTGGCGGGCCGCTTTGGTAAAGAAGACCTGGCGATCTGGGAGGGGTACTATAAGCTCCCCAAGGGCAGCGAAGCGCGGGAACAATACAAGCGCGACAATCCCGGCTTTAAGCTGCTTAACCTGTACGCCTACAACCGGGCCGACGTGGAGCGCGGCTTTACAGAGATAGGCATTGATGGCGCTTTGGCGTGGTCACGGATTCCCGCCTATGATGGCACGCCAGAGAACAAGGCGGCCAGAGATCAATACTTTGACGAGAATCCCAAGGCTTGGCTCTTTAACGCTTGGCTGAATGGCCGACCCGCCAACTATGACGAAACAAAGCAGGAAGGCGAGACACCCAAGTACAACTTCGGCGCCGACTATGCCGAAGCGCGCAAGCTGTTTGGGGATAACATTTGGGAGATCGCCGGCGGCTATAAGCGCGGATGGGACAAGGCACAGACCCGCGCTTACTTCCAGGCTAACCCGCAGTTAAGCGACTTCTTTGACTGGTGGTATGGTGACGATGGGAAAGGCAAGAGCGCGGGAACCGGGCGCAGCTATGGCGGGTATGGTGGCGGCGGCGGCTATAGTGGTGGCAGCTACGACAAGGACGGCAAGAAACGACCAGGCTTTAACCCTTACTTCAATTCGCCCTATGTCAGTGCGGATGAAATGGACAATTACCTAATGCCCCGCGAGAACTACATCAATAAATGGCGGCCAGAGAATGCAAGCATGGCTTGGCTAAATGCGGGCCAACGTTTGGCGCCGACCGCGCCCTTAGCCAAATGGACGCCAGGGAGCAAGTGGAATAAGGGTTAGAAGAATGGTGCGAAGATAGCCCAGAGCGCCGCAATGATTGCGGCTCCTGTTGCCAGTAGGCCAAGTAGGTCAAAGATACCTGAGAAGATATTGCTTAGTCTGATCATGTATATCACTACGTAGGCAAATAAAAAAGGTTGCCGGGTAGATAGTCCCCCGATGCGACACCCGTCGCTACTATCAACCCGGCATAAGTCATAGTGTAGCATAAACCTTAAAAGGTGCAAAATGGATTGGAACGCATACGAGCAAGCAACCGGGCAGCAGCGCCCCCCCTGGATTGACGGGGTAGGCAATGTCAATTGGAACTGGAACGCCAGAGAGCCAGAAAGGCCAAGCATGTCAGGCGGGGAAGCGCGCGCCTTGGCCAACATGCCGCAGGTTGCACCTTCGGCCATGCGTGGCGGGCTGATGCCACAGCCGCAAGCGCCAGGCGTGATCAATCCCTGGCGACCGCCCAGTAATGGCCAGGCGTGGCTACAGGCCGGCGCGCAACTGCGGCCACAGGGCTTTTAATTTGCCTATTGATTTTTTTGGCGCGGGTGCGGTACACTGGTTTTGGTTCAGAATTTTCAGATTGTGTGCATGGTCCGACGATATTTGGTTAGGCGCCAAAGTGGGGGGCGGGTTCATACCCCGTCCTGTGGGTGCAAGTCTATCGCCTAGCCCTAGCCGGGAAGCGCCGGCATTTGAATAAGCACCCACCGGGGAACCAGCGGGCAACTTCTTTATAGAGGTTGTCCGCTTTTTTATTGTCCAAAAAGGGGAACACATGTTCGAGGATGAAAAGGAGTTGCAACAGGGCGAGGGAGTTGATCAGGGAGTTGGCACAGAACAGCCGACAGCCCCCGATACGACAGCCCCGCCACCTGAGCGACAGCCAGAGACTAAGGCCGAAAAGCCCAAGGTCAATCTTGATGAACTTGAAGAGTTTCGCACCTGGAAGAGCAACCAAGATAAACGGGTAGCGCAACTAGAGCGGCAGTATCAAACCCAGTGGCGCCAGGAGCAGGAGCGCCGGGCCGCCTATGAACGCCAGTTGGAAGAAAAACAATTGGCGGGGATGGATGACTACCAGAAATTGCAATACCAGTATGGCAAAGTCAGCCAGGAAAATCAGCGGCTACAGCAGGAGCGACAGCAGGACGAAATTAACCGCGCGCGCTATACCACCCTGCAGGAGATTGTCAAACAAACCGGCGTGCCAATGGAAATGATCCTTGACGCTGAGGACCCTACGCAAGCTTGGGCCACTGGTGCGGCGTACATGCGCCAGCAGTTCAGCGGGGGCCAACAGCAGCAACAGGACAAGCGTGAACGCAATGCGGTTGACCTGGGCGGCGGGCGCTCTAGTTCTCCGGTGGATGATTTGCAAGAGAAGTACAACCGCGCAATGAAGCGCTACGATACAGCGGCAGCGCTGGAAATTATGCATGAGGCGGATATGCGAGGGGTTGACCTCAAGCTATACGCCTAGGAGTAGAAAAGCAAAATGGCACAGGGCATGTTAAAAACCTTTAGCGATACAGTCACTACGCAACGGACTATCGCTAATCTGATTTTAAATATCGATCCGAACGATGTTCCCTGCCTCACCATGTTTGGTAAGGGCAAGGAAAAAAGCATTCGGATGCAGAACTTTCCTAACCACAAAGTAGAGTGGTTAGAGGATACGTTACGGGTGCGAACCTCCACCATTGGCGAAGACCTTGATGACAGTGAAACCGGCGTAGATGTGGCGGACGGCACCATGTGGCGGCCAGGGGATGTGTTGTTAGTTGATAGCGAAAAGCTTTATGTTTCGTCTATTGCCAGCAATACACTAACCGTTCTGCGCGGGTGGGGTAGTACCAGCGGCGCAGCTCACAGCAACGGAGCGACCATCACCTATCTGTTCAATGCGCGCGAAGAAGGCGACGATAGCGACGACCAACCGTATACCGTGCCTACCAACCTCTACAACTATAGCCAAATCTTCCAGGGCGAAGTAAAGGTGTCAGGCTCAGAAATGAAAGCGGTCTCCCGCTACGGTATCCCTGACAGCTACAAATATCAGATGATGAAGCTATTGGGCGGCAGCGGCGGCGGCAACGGGCGCAAAGGCAACGCGGGCGATCTGATGATCGATTTGGAGAAAACCTTCTTCTATGGTGAACGGCTGCAACGTTCGAGCGGCGTGGCCGGCGCAATGGGCGGCGTTGACACCTTTGTCACCACCAATCTTACCGCAATGGCGGGCGCGGCACTTGACCCGGTAACAATCGAAAATGCCGTTGAAGATGCCTGGGGCTATGGCGGCAAGCCTAACGTGATTGTCACGAACAGTTGGGGCCATCGCAAGATTACCAGCTTTTACCAGGGCCAAGTGCGCACCGAACGGCGCGAGGATGTGGGCGGGATTGTCATCACGACTGTACGCACCCATTTCGGCGATCTGGATATTCTGCTCAATCGCTGGTGTCCATCCAACAAAATGTACATCTTGCAGCGTGATTTACTCGGCTGGGTAACGCTGCGCGATTGGTTTGAAGAGCCATTGGCCAAGTCCGGCGACTACGTGAAAGGCCAAGTTATTGGCGAGTACTCCTTTATCATCACCAATGAAAAGGCGCACGCCATTATCAGCGGGTTCTCTACCACAACCTAAAGGGGGTGCGGCATGACCGCAATTGCGAATTATGTCGATCAGCCCTATGACGCCATCTTAGGGCAAAATCCCGAAATGCGGTGGGGCAAGAGCCTGCCCGACGGTGATGCGCGGCCATGGGTTGATTTGAAAGTCGGTAGTTTGTACGTTTACTACGACGCTACCAACGACCTGGCGAAAACGTACCGCAAGGCTAAGAACGATCAGCGCGATGACGATTGGGTTATCCTGGGTGGGTTACACTGCATTACCGAAACCGTTGCCCGTAGTCAGTTTACCGATGGCGGGTCAACCGCCGGCACCTATGCCTTGGCCGAAAAGATTCCGCAGGGCGCTTGGGTGCTGCAAACGGTGCTTGAGAATGTCACCGGGTTTACTGGCGACACAAGCGCGGTGCTGATTGTGGGCGACGGGACAGACACCGACCGCTATAACACCGGTACCCCATCCGTCTTCACTACGGTTACAGCCCTAGATATGGGCGTGCCAAGCGGGACTAAGATTCATACCGCTGAAAAAACCGTTACGCTGACGGTGACAAGCGGGGCAGACTTTACCAATGTGGCAGCGGGCCAACTGACGATCAGAATCTACTATCTGAAATAGGGGGGGCGCGTGAATACACCCGGTGGATTCTATCTAACCAAAACGTTGCAGGACGCGGCAGCAGCGACCGGCGACGGCCAAAGCCTTACGCTGGTTGGGGATGCCTACGGCGGGTTGGAGACGGTGGCGATTCAGCTTTCCGGCACCTTCACCGCGACTGTCACCTTTGAAGCGACAGTGGACGGAACCAACTGGATCGCCTTACGCGTGACACCTATCGCCACTGGCACAGTAGCGACAACGGCAACCGCGGCGGGCATATTCCAGGCGGATGTCAAAGGGCTTAAGGCAGTGCGCGCGCGCGTCTCCGCCTACACCAATGGCAATGTGACCGCCTACGCGATAGCGGTAGCCTAATGGCTATTGTCATTGAACAGTCAGTCGTAACAGCCGTCGATACGCCTAGCGGATCGGCGGCTTCTGCTAGTTGGACGCCTGGCGCAAATGAGCTTTGTTTGTGCCTGATTGCCAACCGCGGCAGCAACACGCCAGGGAACTACAACAGCGCGGTATCGGGCAATGGCCTAACTTGGGTAAACGTTCTAAACCAGGACGATACCCAAGGGCAAATCAACCTGTCCGTGTGGCGGGCGATGGGGGCCAGTCCAACAACTGGCGCAGTGACGGTAACGTTTGCGGTGGATCCTACTGCCTGTAGCTTTCAGCTTCTGCGCATTAGTGGCGTTAAACAAGGCGGCACAAATGGCAGCGCGGCGATTGGGAACACGGCCAGTGTAGATACAGGCGGCACTGACACCACACCAGCAACAACCAGCGTAACGACCACTGCCAACAATAGCCGCGTGATTGGGTTCGCGTCGGGCCGCGGCCAAACCTACACGGTTGGCAGTGGTTTTACTGCCATTGCTATCAATCAGACCGCTAACAGCGGCGGCAGTGTGGCGCGCAGCAACAGCGAGTATAAGGACGTTGCCAGCAGCGGCACGGCAACCACAACCGATTTTAGTTTGTCGGCTGCGGGCGACTGGGCCATAGCAGCGATTGAAGTTCTGATCGCCAGCGGCACCACCTACACCCAATCGAATGCTGGCACCCAGAGCAGTAGCGGCGCACTTACGCTCAAGGTATCCAAAGCTGTGGCCGGGGTGCAGAGTAGCAGCGGGGCATTAGCGCGCAAGGTGGCAAAGGCAGTAGCAGGCACACAGTCATCAGCCGGGGCGCTGGCAAGAAAAACGCTCAAGGCTGTGGCAGGCGCGCAGAGTAGCAGCGGCGCACTAGCGACCGCTATCATTCATCTGTATCAGGTGGCAATCGAAGGCATTCAAGCAAGTAGCGGCGCACTAACCCGCAAAACGTTGAAGGCATTGACGGGGGTGCAAGCCAGTCTAGGGGCATTGGCAACCTCACGATTTGGTGCGCCGGTTGCGGCTGTGCTTTTCTCCCTGGCGGAACGGGCGCGCGTCTTCTCGCTTAGTGCGCGCACGCTCCTCTTTACATTGCGAAGGAAATAACATGTTTTCGGGAACGATGAATTCAAGCGGCGCCTTGGGCGTGCGCAAACTCTATAAAAAAGCTCCCCTATGGTGGCGTATTCGCAACGGGATACGGCCATCGTATTGGGGCGGCTGGCTGGCTGTACAGGCCGCCATTGCATTTAGTTGGCTCACTAGTATTCCTACTATGCATAGCCAGCTATCTATCAAGGTGCGCCGGGCTGATGGCTGGACAATTGACTATGGTGTGGTCGGCTATCGGTCGATTACAACAGCCTTCGCTAACTTCCTGGTTGACCAGTTGCAAACCGAAGATAGTACCATTGGTGATTTTAAGTATCACGATGGGGGCGTTGGCACCACTGCGGAGAACGTGAGCAATACCACGATGGAAACCACGGACGGGGAGAGCCGCGCCACCGGCACCCAGACCGAAGGGGCCAGCGCCAACATTTACAAGAGCGTCGGCACGATCTCTTACACCAGCACGAAGGCCATTACCGAGCATGGCGTTTTTAACAATAGCACCACCGGCACCCTGCTAGACCGGACAGTCTTTTCGGCGGTAAACGTGGTGTCAGGCGATGCCATTGAGTTTACGTACCAATATACCGTAAGCACGGGTGGATAGTGGGGCGCCATGAGCAGCAAGCGCGAGTGTCAAGAGTCGCCAGTAGAACAAAGCCCAGACGAAAGCCTAGCCTATGGGGTAACAACCACCCCTTGGGGCAGCGGGCCTACGTCGGTTTCGGTTGTGGTCTGGGATGTCACGGACGGCAACAGCCCCAGTGACGTTACTGGTAGCGTCACAACGGGTAGTCAATCTGTGGCTGGGGATGTCATCACCACCAAGCGTATTCAGTCGTTGACGGTGGGCAATCAATACCGGGTTGATATTGAATTTACCGATGAGGACAGCAACACGCACGAGTGCTATTTCATTATTTACTGTAGGGACTGATGATTACACTACGCACCCAATTAGAGTTACAGCAAGGGCTTGAATATCTGGTAAGAGATACCACCAACCGGCGGTGGAGTGACCCGGAATTTTACCGCTCACTTAACCAAGCTCTGCAAGAGTGGGCGGGCCGGGTGCGCTTCCCTATGCTCTACACCATTACCAACGGGTGGAGTAGTACCGCGTATGAATACACCCTACCGGATTACATAGAGCACAACATACAGCCGCAACAAAAGCGCTTTGTGAATGAATGGCAGGTATACCCATCGGCGGATGATACTTGGGTAGATATGCACAACTGGCATATCGAGCCAAACAGCAGCGGCGGGCGCTCCATGCGAATTGATTACCTGCCCTATGCCGGGGCTGGGCGCATTCTGTATTGGGCAGAGAATGGGCCAGTGCCTACCACAATTCCCACCCTGAGCGCAGGCATTGATAGCGATGACACGAGTTTGACATTAGCCAGTAAGCCAACAATCGGGCGGGTGGGCTATGTCAAAATAGATAGCGAGTGGATGAGCTACCAGGGCTATACAGAGGCGGCCAGCACGTTGACGCTTACCAACCTGACGCGCGGGCTACTGGGAACAACAGCGGCCAGCCATACCAGCAGCACAAGCGTTTATTGGGGCGTAGCCGCCGATGACACCGGGTTATATCAACAACTATCTGACAATACCCTGCACTTCCTCATGCGCTTCTGGCTGTTTAACAGCAGCAGCCGAGAGACAGGAGTGTATGAAAAGCAGATGCTTTTCTATCAAGACTTGGCCAATCGGTATTGGCGGCGCTATGCGCCCAAGCGCGGGCCGCGGATGGTGTTAACGCTACAGGGAACGGGGGCATGGTGGTAGACAATATCAAGGCATGGATACGCCAGAACGTTTGGACCAAAGTAGAGGCAGACGCGCGCTATTACACCCAAGCGGCTATAACAACGCTCCTGGCTGCTCATGCGGCGCTGACGGCTGCGCATGGGGCAACCGGGGCTGTAGTCGGCACAACGAATAGTCAGACGTTGACAAATAAAACATTAACAAGTCCGGCGATCAGCGACCCGACTATTACCGGCAGTACTGGCGCATGGACGGATTTCACGTTTAATACAGGATGGGGAAATTTCGGAAGCGGCTTTGTGGAAGGCGAGTATAAAAAGGTTGGCGACCTCATTTTTCTGCGCGGGCTGGTGGGGCGTACTAGTGGAAGTGCGACCACGATTGCCACATTGCCTAGCGGCTATAGGCCACTAGCGGGGGTGCTGACAGCACAAATGAGCGACAGCGGTATTGCACGTATTGATGTGGGGAATGACGGAAACATTACGCACAATAGCGGCGGAACAACTTGGGTTTCCCTAAACATCGTTTTTAGCGTGGTATAAGGGGTGACATGCGCGGTCATATAAGGCTCGGCGCCGTTGGTGCGCTACGTGATTACATGCTGGTGGACATTCGCCAGTATCTAGAGTCAACTGCCAACCAAATGGCAGCCCAGATCGGCGGCGGGGCGGGCGATTACAATGACCTTCAATCCTGGGCGGCCTGGGTGATGGATGACTGGCGGGCCGGGTCCGGGAAAAAGGACGCGGAGTCCGGCGGCTTCCTCTTCGCCACTACCGAAACCCGTTACCCCAACCAAATGTTTCTACCGCGCCATCTTCACCTTGAGATGAAGGACGCGGGCAATGTGTACGCGTTGGATGCTTCCACCGTCACGGGCGAAGAGACAATAGGCACAGGGCAAACCAAACAGAAATGGGCCATGCGTATAGGCGGCGGCACAGGCCAAGCGTGTACAACGGCGTGGGTGTATTTGAAAAATGACGGCGCAACCTACACGGTTAGACTGTCAGGAGAGACAAGCAGCGCGCCTGGCACTAGCCTACAGACTGACAGCATTACCACCAGCACCGACCGACCCGGCTACAGTTGGTATAAGGCCAGTTGGTCAAGCCAGTCCATTACCTCCACCAACTATTGGATTAGTCTAGAGCCTAGCACTACCGGCATTGTGCCCAAGGTGGCGGGCGACCATGCTACGCCGACAAGTAAATATTACGATGGGGCCGCGTGGCAAAGCACAACCGACTATTTTGGATTAATCCTTAATCCCTTGGCCTATGATGACGCTGTGCCTAGTGATTCTTCGCAGATCGCAGAGTTTAACGATCAACTGTATGTCGTGGGGGACGGGCTGATTTACAAACGGGATGCCAGCGCGCCGGGCTGGAACAACAGCGCGGGCAGTGCAGCGGGAACACAACTGCTAGCCTTGGGCGACTATCTCTATATTGCCAACAATGTCGCCAGTGACGCGCCGAGTAATATGGCGACTGACGAGACAACTGCTAACTTTTTCGTACCAGGGACAGGCGGGGAAGTCGCTTATCTCGCGCTATGGGGCGGCTTACTCTGGGCGGCCTATGGCAACAACGTATGGTATACCGACCTCCCGGCCGCCGATGGCGCCGACTGGACAGGGCCTATCGAGGTCTCACACCCTGGCGTTACCATTACCGGGATTGCAGGCCAGGGCGACTATCTCTATGTTGCCACTACCGATGAGTTACTATACATCGGCTATGGCGACCAGGTGTTAGGGGTATCGGTATGGGGCAGCCCAAGCCCTGTGATGGGGCGGGGCATGGCGCACTATCAAGGGTCGTTGTATATCCCTAATCAGGAAGCCCTAATCCGGTGGGACGGCGCCAACATGCTCCCGATGGGGCCGGACTTAGGCGAGGGCCTACCCGATGAATACCAGGGCAACATTGCAGCGGTCACGGCCAACAACAATTGGCTGATGGTCGGTATTGACCCACGGTCGGCGGAAAGTTCAGCAACGGTGTGGGCGCACAATGGCCAGGGGTGGCATTATATCACGATGCTACCGCCGGCTATGACAATCTCCTGCCTCTACTATCGTCGTAGCAATCAACGGCTGTACATTGGCACAGATACGGGGCTTATCTTTTCCGTCTACCTGCCTGACGTGGCGGGGGTCATCGACACCACAGAGCCAGAGTACGCCCCTATCGGCTGGTTTGAAACAGACTGGTGGTATGGCGGTCTACGGGAAGTACAGAAGGATATGGAGAGCGTTTATATCCTGGGCGAAAATCTGACCGCTACGCAAAAGATTAGCGTGTACTGGCAGGATGACGAGTCAACTACCTGGGAATTGCTTGGCACGGCAACCGGTGATCGCACAGAATTGCGCTGGAGTGACTACGACACGCGCCCGAATACGCGCGGGCTAAGACTTGGCTTTCTTTTGCAGACCAATGACGCCGCACTTTCCCCTATGCTGCGGGCGGTGCGCGTCAAATATCACTCAATGGTCACCGACTGGGAACGATTCAGACTACCGATACAGGTAAGCGATCAACAAATGATGGTTGACGATGACCTGAATATTTACACCGGCAAACAACAATGGACACATATTCGGGCACTTACTAAACAGGTTCCACCCGTCATCTTTGAAGATCCCTTTGGCGTCCAGTTAGAAGTAAAAATCGTGGATGCCAGTTTCCAGATGGATAGGTACGATTACATTAACAACGAGGGGCAAGCGCGCATTAGCGGGGTGTATCATGTCACCGTTGAGCAAGTGACGCAGGACGAATATGCAGGGGCTTAGGGAGTTAAAGACTCGGAAGCTAAAAAAACGGCGCAAGAAGCTAAAAGGCTTGGGGCCATCCAATGACAGGCTGCCAGCGCTGCCTGAACCGGACCTTCCAGCGGTGCGCAACCTGGAAGATCCACAGGTACAGTATATATTGGGGTTGCTCAAGAGCAATACAACCGCTGACCTCAAATTAGCGCGGCGCTGTATCCAGTTGAAGCAAACAGAACTACCCTACGCCACTACGCCAGAGCTTATAACCTATATTTGGCTGACGGACAATCAGTACGATTTTGCCTTTCAGGTTCCGATCAATGGCGGGCGCAAGCTGGCAGGCGGTCAGGTGGTAGATTTTGTGGTGAATGTGGGGCGAGTGCTGGCATGGCCGATTGATGGAAACTACTGGCACAGCCGGGCGGACATAGCCCAGAGAGACAACGCCGCGCGGGCGCTGCTTGTTGGCCAATGGACAAGGTTTGGCCAGATTGCGGCAGTGGTTCCGATTTGGGAAAGCCAGATATATAGAGATAGGGAATACGCCTATCAAATGGCACTGGCAGGGGTAGAACTTGGTAAGTGAATTCGGGTGGATAGGATACGTGTTGCTGATGAGTGGTGATGTAAAGGGCGCAGAATTTGACCGGGTGTCTGTGGCCGGGGGACAGAGCACAGTCAATGTATACGGAGACGAACAACGGCACAAGCCGACAATTGAAGAGAGAGTAGAACTTTTGGAACGCTATATGTATGACGACAGCAGGAGCGGCGAGCCGGGGTTGCTCAAGTCTATGCGCTCTCAAAAATGGCAGGGCCAACTAAATAGCTATTTACTCGCTGCGATCCTGCTAATCGTGCTTAGCCAATATTGGTTTCGATAAATCGGATAAACTCCTGAATTGTCTGGACAACAACGCCGCCAGTTGGGATACGCAACACGCGATAGCCTAGCAGGGCGGCGGCGTTGTATTTCTCAATGTCATTAATGAAACCGAGGCCACGCGTATGTCTGCCCTTGCTCCATACCCCCCCCTCCAGTTCAATCAGCACCTTTGTTTTTTCGTGGCAGTAGTCGGCGCGCCACTTACGATCAGGATGAAACTTATATTCCCTGAGTAGGAGCGGGCCGCCAAGGTCTTCCCACATACGTTCAAACTTTGCGGCCAGGGGGTTAGCGTCCGGTACAGGTGTGAGAAAAGACGGCGCCGGGACACTGACGACAGTAGCGGGAACGGTGTACACCTCTCCGTTTGGTTGGCGAACCTCTAGCCGAATAGCAGGATTTTTGCGCAACAGATTATTAAATTCTTCCTGTGTCATCTACCACCACCTCGCTAATTCTTCTACTACTTCTCGCGCCATGGGCTGTCCCCATTTCGATACAATATACTCGGCTATCTCAAAGGCTTTGACAGGCTCCGGTATCTCTATCGCTATCTCCTGGTGACAGAACGGGGGTTCGTCGTCGTCGTCGGGATAATCAAAGTCTTCCGTATACTGGTAGTCAATGGGGTCTGGTTGCGGGTCGTGGTCGGGGCCGGTGCTGTAATGGTGGTCACACAACAGGCGGCCACTTACGCCAATGCGGGTCGCGTCGGTGCTGCGCCCCTCTTCCCGGCACTGGTAGCACTGCGGGTAAGGGAACGGCGGCGGGGCGGGCGGGTGCTGCCCCACTTGGCTAAGGGTCGCGACCCGAACGGCGCGCAGTTCAGCCCTAAGCTTGCCTGTGCTCCATCGTTCCTCATGGCATTTGAATAGCCATTCGGCTTGTTCTTCCGCCCCAAGTCCTAACACTTCCACAGCATGAGAGACAGATAACCCGTAGTTGGAGGCAATGGTGGCGGCATGATTGTGCATTACACTATGATAGTTGCGGATCGTCTGCTCGGCGCGGTCTAACTGGATAGCTAAATCTTCGGCGGTTATCTTGTATTCATCCATGCCCCAACTAATCCAGCGCGCCAGTTGCCAACCTGCACCGCGCTCTAGGCTAGCCAATTCCCTAACCTTCTCCCACCAGTCATTTTGTGTTTCTGGTGTGGCGTCCAGCCAAGGCGCTACATGTTCCAAGATTCTACTCATGACAACACCTCCATCAAGTGACGCCCAATGTATTCGGTGTAAGCCGGTGGTATGGCTTGAGATAGTTCGGCGCGGCTCATCCATTCAATGCCCATTGCCCGCTTCCCGTTGGCTATCCCCGAAAAGTTACCGGTCACGGTTAGGTATTGCCGCTCTTCTGTGACTGGTCGGCCTTGCTTTGCTGCCTTGCCATACACGGTATGGGTTGCATGGGGTGGGGCGAGTAGGAAAAAGCTTGTCTCAAATTTGCGGTGCCGGAAAGTCTTCAACCCAAACATGGTGCCGCACAGCAACACATCATCGATGAGTGGCGCGTCTTCTACATTCTCAATCACATAGGGTTTGCCGGTCGCCCGGAGTACAGCGCGTACCTCGTCAATCATCAACGGGTATTTCTTGCCGGTAACGTGGCGCATTCGGCTATAGCCCTGGCACGGCGGGCTTGCATGAATGGCGTCGAACTCATGGCCGTGCTTCGCCACATATTCCAGGGCGTCACCTTGCACAAACTGGAACGGGTAGCGCGGCTGTGGTTTAATGTCCACCCCTACCACGTCAAACCCTGCGCGGTAATAGCCCATTGCTGCGCCGCCAGCACAGCAAAACAAGTCTAATAACTTTGGTCTACTCATATAAGCTACCCCTTTCATGGTGTACCATTGGGCAAAAAAATCATTCGCCAGTTTGGCGGCGTAGGCTCTTAATTAAGTTGGCTTGGTCGTCAAGTCGGCGTTGTTGTTCCAGGATCGTAGCTTGCATATCCGCAATTACACTGTTCATGTGGCGTATTAAATCAGGATAAGCGCGCCACTCTTCAAGCAACAGGTAGCCAAGCGCTGTATACTCGGCGGCCTGGGCTGGCGTGCTAGCATAGCCTAAGTCTACGATGTTGACCGGGTGTTTCAACGTGACGTAAATCATACCCCTCCCCTAGCGCAGCATGTATCGCTGCTCAACTACTTGATAGACTTTGCCTGCGCGTATCTCTACACGAAAACTGGTTCCTTTGTGAATGGCTGGCATCCCTGCGCTACTGGCATAGCCTGCCAGATCCGGCACGGTGCGTAGGCGCTCGTTGCCGCGCGTCATTGTCTTTGCGTATTTGCGTTTTGCCATGATTGGGTTACTCCTTTGGCAATAAGGCCAGCTTCCGTTTCGGTGTAGCCAGCAACAACGGCCATATGATAGGCGGCGGGCGGGGCTACCTGCTGACGGGCCAGGTGGCGGGCGGCGATGGCTGCCTCTTTCTGCTGGCGGGTGCGCTGTGCGTCCAGCCAGGGCCGGGCGTGTGGGGCAGGGGATAGAATCCAGCGAAGTGTTTCGGCGTCTGTCCAGTCGGGATGGATGACGGCCAGCAGGCGGCGGCGGGCGGCGATGGTATCAGCGATGGTCTGCGCCTTGCGTGCCACTACTCTGGGCTTCTCGGCCATGTCCATTTGAATCTCTGCACGGCGCTGCATCTCGGCGAAAGCGCGCTCTCGGCGTTCGGCCGACAGTCGGTAAGTCTTGAGTTGGGGTCGCAAATTGTCAATCTTCGCCCACCCGTCAGGGTCTAGGTAGAAAGTCTTGGGCTGGCGTGGGTATTCCCGTTCCGAGTAAATTACTTCCAGTTCCTCAAGCCGGCGACAAATGCGCCCTATCCCCCCTAGCGACTTCTCACATTCGGCTTGTAGCTCTTGCCGCGTCCATCCCTCCCCCCCTGCCAGGATGTCCAGTACTCTAAGGGCTGACTCCCCCAGTCCTGGCGCCAGGAGTTCCAGGCGGCGGGCGGTGCGGCTGCGGCCAGTCAAAAAAGGGTCATCGTTTTTTTGTCGCGCGTAGATCGAACGCACAGTATTATACAAAGGCCAATGTGCGTTCGATCTACGCGCGACAAAATCCGCTATCCAGTCAATGCGTACCCGGTACGTTAACGCTTGGTCGTGGTCGGGAGCGGTTTCGTTGCGGTCGATGAGCCAACCGAACAAGCGTGCTAACGCTGCCTTGACGGTGCTCTTACTGCCAAGCCCGGCCAAGTGGCGCAACGTTTCGTAGCTGGCGTATACCGTGAAGCTGCGGGCTTGCTCGGCCAGGTCGAGCAGTGCATCAAACAGCTTGGTGTCGGTGGCGTCGGTGCGGTATTCGATGCGTAGCAGGTTGGCCGGGATGCGTTCGCAATCCTTGGCGTAGATGTGGGCTTTGTACTGGTCGGGAATCCATGGCGCGAAGCTGGTCGATTTGCACCAGTCGCGGGCCGTGGCTAACAGTTCGTCAAAGGCGTTGTCGTCCTTCGCTTCCGTGGGTTGGATGCCTGCGATCTGTTTGAGTAGTTGCCAGCCAGACAAACCGCTCTCGGCCATGCGGTGTTGACATCGGTTGTGATGACACCCGGCGGATATGGCGCCGTCGGCGTGGACAACAACGAACGCGCTGCGGTCTTCCTTGTGCGGGTCGTCGGCTGGGTTGAAGGGGCAAGCGGACAAGATAAACTTATGGCCATCTTCCCCCCACCCTTCCGCGCTGGTGTCCTCAATCCCCACTAGGCCCAGCACTTTGGTAACTAAACTGAACGAACGTTCTACCGCTACGCTGTTGACTTCCACTGTCAGGCGGGGCCGTCGCCAGTTGGCGCGGTTGACATCTAGCACGGTGCGCAGGGGGCCGGGGATCGGGGCGGGGTCAAGGTCGGCGGGGCTGTATCCCTCTTCCCAAGTGTAGCAGATGCCCGACTTGTGGAGCGATGGCGCAACTACTACAAACCCACCCCATCCGCGCACATCGTTACAGGGGGGTAATCCCTTGGGGCTATTGGTGTATCGTCTGTCATCCGGCATAGCATACCATAGTTGTTCGCCACCACCGCCAGAGATAGCGGTGATGGTGGTCTGGTCGTGGATGCTTAGATCTAATTCTTGGTAGTCTGCTTTGTACTTGTCCCGGTCTAGTACCAGAATCCCGCTAGGGCCACAGGCAAGGCCAAGGTTAGGCACAAGCCACACGCGGCGGCCTGTGTCCACGTCCACGCTACACCACGCCTTAGCGAACCACTTGTCAAGCTGGGCGGGGTCACTGGTGGCGCGCTCTTCCCAGTCCATAAGCCTGGGGTGCTTGCCAATGTTCTCGCATTTAAAGGCCGGGTTAAACTCTCCTGCCCTGCCCTTGGCTTCGAGGTAGGCTTTGTACTTCTCGCTGCGCTTGTATTCCTCACAGCTGCACCCGGTGACTTTGCCCGTCTTGTCCGTGATGGGCGTATGCACCGGGAATAATTTATAGCCTTTTGCGGCCAGAGCTTGAGCAGCTACCAAGATTGCATTCATCGTTACCCCTACCCTATCAATAATGATAACTGTCCTACTTCCGGCGCCGGTGCTAGTGATTCGTGTAGGAACTCCAAGGCGGTCATGGCCTGGGCGCAGTCTGCAAGCTTGTCCTCTCGCGTCTTGCCATTGAATAGGCGGCCGCGCCAATAGGTTTCCCCGTTGATAAAAGACTTAATGAATCGATAGGATTTATCAAAGGGCACTGGGCCACCGTTGATAATGCGTTCCAGGTGTGCCAAGGCGGCGGTCCACTGGCCTACCTTCTCGGCCAGCTTTGCTGCGTCTTTCTTGAACACTCGTTCGCGCTGCGTTCCTTCGCGAACGATAAAGGATAATAGAATGCGGTTTGCTTCGTGGGTGGTCATGGTAATAGCTCCATCTGCATAGGGGCAGGGAAAAGATTACCGCAAGGGATGACAACCATTTGCCCGTCAATTAGCACACCATGATTGCGGCACCGCCGCGCTTTGCAGACGATTGCAATCGTGCCGCGTTTCCCTTCAAGCGGGAACCAGGTTTTCAGGCTCTTTTTATATCGAACAATTACAGGAGTCCCGATCCGTGGGTTACTTATCATGCGCTCACCGCCTGCTCTGGCTTGGTTACGCTGTCGCCAGTGCTGCCCATGTTGCCGGGGGCGCTGCGGATAATGCGACAGACTTCTTCTTCGGCGGGCGCAAGCTCAACGGCTACCCGGTATGCGTGGTAGTCGGCGGGATCCATGAGCCGGACAATGGCCTGGGCGTGGGTATCAAATAGGTGTTGCGCGTGCAAGTCGGATAACTCCTGCACGGACATAAGGCATTCATTGATATCGCGCGCCATGTGCTTGGTGCATGTGGCTAAGTCTGCATCACAGAGAGTGGAAATTAATACGGCTACCCGGTATGCGTGGTAGTCGGCGGGATCCATGAGCCGGACAATGGCCTGGGCGTGGGTATCAAATAGGTGTTGCGCGTGCAAGTCGGATAACTCCTGCACGGACATAAGGCATTCATTGATATCGCGCGCCATGTGCTTGGTGCATGTGGCTAAGTCTGCATCACAGAGAGTGGAAATTAATTTAGGTGTTGTCATATAGGATTCCCCTAACTTGGTACAGAAGTCAGGTAGATGTAGGTCTATCCTATCTTGACAGCAAGAGGAAAAATGATATGCTGTAGATAGGACGGCGCCATAGATTGACCCTGGCTTGACGAGAGCGTGACCCGCTAGCCTGGTAAACCGGTGGGTTGCGCTCTTTGTTTTTGTAATAGCAATTAGCAGTAATGTAGGTTACGATGGGGCTGCAATGATGGTACCCCTATCTTACTATATTAATCGCTAAATTCCGTAAATTCCTTCGCGCTAAAAGCTTAAACTCATAACGTGAATTAAATCACAAATTACTAGGAATACATACACCTTACAACTATGCGATTTCGGGATTGAGAATTTCCGAAACCTTCACCCCTAAAGCCTGGGCGACTTGAACAACGGTAGATAATCTTGGATCATGGCCAGGGGTGGCCTCAAGCCGGCTGATCGTGTTGAGTTTTACGTTTGACAGTCGGGCTAAATCCTCTTGGCTTAAGCTAAGCTCTAGGCGTAGGCTGCGCAACTTTGCCCGCGCTATGTATTCCATGCGTTTCCATTCTTTCTTGTTGTACTCCTTTTCTCCAGGGGCGTAGGGTCGTGTCAGTTAAATGTTGCAATTTCGGTAGGGCGCCGGTTAAGGGCCTGGGCGATCTTGCGCACTGTGCGCGGGCGAACCGGTTTCCCTTCTAGCGCCTTCTGAATGGTGCGGGCGCCCGCGTTTAACCCCTTGGCGATTTCGTCAATCGTTAGCCATTCCCTTTGTTCTGCTAGTTGCACTCTAATATCCTGCGGATTACTGAGTATCATCAAATTTATTCCTTCCTTCTATACAACACTATACACTGCATGACATGATAGCAGCAAAATAGCGCATTGTCAATAGTATAATTGCAAACTAATTGCAAACTAATTGATTGACAATGGCGCGCGTGTATGCTATACTGGTGACAGGAAAGTTTTTTTAGCGTTGAATTATCGTTAAAAGATTGGGCGTTGAAGGTGAAAGGTGGGGTAGGATGGTTAAGGAAGACTTCGGCGGCGTGGTATTTATTCACAGCCACTTGGCAAAGCCGCTATATATTGAGTTCTTTAGCTTCAGTGGCAGAGAGGTAGACATTAACTTCATTCGCTACATGGCGAACAACAACGAGCCGGAAGTGTTGGTATTCTTCTCTATGCTAAAGGTTGAAACAGTTTATCAAGTCATCGGTCAGTATTGGTTTGAAGACAATAGCTTTTGTCTTGAGGTCACGGGGTATGTTGAGCGTTGCCCTCCTGACTTTACCGAGGAGGATGACGGTGATTATCCATGCATGTGTGAGTTGCAACATCATATGGATTCTTCGCCGTTTTAGGTGGTAGGATGAAAGGGGCGCTAGGTGGGACAAGCACCTAGCGCCGGGATAGAACAGTAACCAGATAGGGCTACAAAAGGAATCATATACCATGTTAGAAATTGCTGCAAAGAACTTATTGAAAGTCCCGGCCAAGTGGAGTATCACACCCGAAGGCATCGGCACGATGGCCTATCACCAGCGGAGCCGGGGGATTACCTTGGGCCAACTGCTAGCCATTGCCGAAAGCGAAGACGAATTTTGGCGCATCGCTGACGGGTGGGCAGAGGCGCAGGGGTGCGACAGTTATACCAGTGAAATGATAGCGGAACTGGAAGAAGCGGCTCCGGTGCGTATGTCGTGGGAACGTGATGAGTTTGTAGGGATGTAGGGGGATAGAATGAAAAGCGAATTACTACAGCAGTTAGAACGACCGTTCGAGCCAGCTACCATTACATGGAAACCGGGTTCGATTCGCAAGGATGGGACGGCGGCCCTTGCGCTAGCCTATGGGGATCTGCGGGCGTACATGGAACGGCTTGACGAGGTATGTGATATGGGGTGGTCAGTGAGCTACACCCCTTGGGGGGACAGGATTATCTGCAACCTGACCATTGACGGGATTACGCGCAGCAGCACAGGCGAGCCGGACAAAGAGAGTGAGCGGGGCGAGATTGCTGGGACGGTGGCGGAAGCGCAAGCCTTTAAGCGCGCCTGTGCCATGTTCGGGGTCGGGAGATACCTCTATAAGCTGCCATCCATTTGGGCCGACTGGGACGCCAACCGCAAAGAGTTTGCGTCGGCTGGGCGGCAAAAGCTGGCGGCCATGCTTGACCGCCATTACAAAGAATGGCAGGCGAAGCATCAAACACCGGTGGCACAGCACCGGACGGCGCGTGATCCTGACCCTAAGCCTACCGTCGTGGTATCGAGCGGGGCGCAGCTTGCGCCGGCGGTAGATGTGATGGAGGAACTACAGGCGTTGGGCCTCCATCATCATGGGGAGGCCTGGCCGCAAGTTCTAAGCGAGTGGATGACTGCGCAGAACGTTGACGAGTTGTCGATATCGGAGGTCGCGGAGTGCGTCGAATTCATGCGCGCCTGGGGAATACTGCCGGATAGATTGACGGGTAGTCTGATGGCCCCGGGCCTGGCTGCTGATGTGCAAATGATGGACGGGGCGAGTGATGGCCTTGACATCTGGGGCCGGATCCAGGCCGAGCTAACCGGCAACGAACGCCAATTCGTCAACTGGGCTATGCAGAAACAAGAGGCTAGTACCGATCGGGCGAGTGATGCGCAGTATGGATTGGTAGCGCGGCGGCTGGATGACCTGACGGGCAAGCAGCATGGCGCGGTGCTGTCGGTGCTGGTTGGGCGGCCAGTGAGTAAGGACGCACCGATAGGCAAGGCGTTAGCCGGTGGCTTACTGGATTTGCTCAGTAAGCAGAGTAAAGACCGGGCGTCGGGCGAGTGGGTGGACAATCCCAAGTATGCACCCAAGTATGAGGCGGCCGTTAAGAACATAGCGGCGGCGGCGTTGGCGGCAATGGGTGCGAAGGTGTAAGCAGAGGGGAACTAGGGCTGTGGACATGGAATGAGGCGGCTGCTTAAAACGGGCGACATTTACGGCGAACATGGACGGTGCTAGCGCGCGATAGAGAGAGACAGTATGATTCAATGTTGGGTTTTTGGGAAATTCCCGGGGATTCATCCAGCGTGGACGCTGGCCGTTGAGGCTGTATCCGAACGTGATGCCAGGGAGTGGGTGAAAGCGACATACCGGGGCGGGAAATTGCTCCAGCACGTACCGCCGGACGGGCGAAAAATCACAGCAGACTGTGGCGCCATGACTGATGCTGCGCAGGCGGAACTCAGCGAAAAGCGCCGGCAGAGAGAAGGGGCGCAGTGACACTAACAGAGGCGTGCAGGATAGCTCGCATTGTGCGGAAAGCGTACGAGCAGGGCGACATTCGCTCGCTGGCGGATTGCAAATTTATCGGCTTTCCGCCCGTAAGACCCCTGGCTTTAGCCATGGGGATGTGACTACTCCCCACGGCTAAAGCCGGGGGGAGTAGTCACTCTGGATACGATGGGCGCTACAGAAGTGCTAAAGACGGCGATTCAAGAAGCAGTGTGAGTGGGGCGGGGCTGCTCTGAACAGCCTCACCCCTGCGCCTGATGGGGGCGCAAGTATAGTATAGCTTTGATGGGGGGCTATCATGAAACCGATCTATTTTCTTCTTGTTGTAATCCTCTTGGCCTACCTGGGCGGGTGTATGCCGCAGCTGCCGGCTGACCCTGGGCCACAACTCACTGTTGAACAATCCAAACTTTGCTATGACCAGGCACAAGCGCAGCTATCTCCGCAATGGGCGGCGGCTAGTGTCGTTGATCGCGCCGTTGTTGCGTTGCAAGTTATTTCTATCTGCGAGGGGGGGCAATGAAGGACATTTTAATTATTGTGCTGATTGTGCTGGCGCTGATTGCGCTCTTCGGGGATGGCGGTCTTACGTTCTCGCCCACACTGGCGCCGGCTATGGAGTTCTCGCCAGCGCTCGACCTAAAGGCGGACGTGAATTATGCGCCTGTTCACATTGATACCAACATAGAGCAACAGACAGTGATCGTTGAAGCGCCGCCAGCGGTAGTGCAACCAGCGGTAGTGCAACCAGCAGTAGTGCAACCAGCACCGGTAGTAGTGCAACCAGTGCCAACAAGCGGGGGCCTGACGCTGGTCGATCCAGTGGGGCCGGGGTGCATTGGGCTGCAGCCGGACGAAACAATCTATGATGGCCCTGACGTGAAGGGGGCGTGCTTCGTGGTGGATGGGGCCGGCAACAAATTTTTTATTAATGCGATGGGGTCACGATGGCCATTAAAATAATTACGGTGTTGTTGCTCGTGGTGCTGGGGGTCGTGTATTTACCGTATACCCCTAACATGTCGGTCGTTATTAGTGCTGAACCGATGGTGACCCGGGTCGTGACTCCGACGCCGGGGCCGCCACCGGTAGAGTAAGGGGGCGCGACCCATGTCAACTGTAAAAGAGGAACGGGAACAGGTACGGACTAGGGATTGGGTGGACGCTACGGCGCTAGGTAATCTATGGGCCGGGGTCGGGGCTGCGGTGCTGACCCTAAGTTTACTGGGGGCATGGGTGCTATACGCGGGGGCGCCGTTGGGGGTCGTGCATGGTTCGGTTAGTATGGTGGTGGGTGGCTGCGTGTACGGCTGGCTGGCGCTGGTGCGCTTTTCCTTGGACGAGTGGCGCGAAGCCGGCGAGCGGCGCCGACTTACGCAGATGAATGCGAATTTGTTGTTGGCCATGCGGGATAAGGAGGAAGTGATCGCCGACCTGAAACGGGAACTTCTGCGCTACAAAGAGCAGGCGCGGCGGGCGGATCTGCGGGGCGTGGCGCCGACAGTCGCCGACAATCGCCGAGTGGCGCCGGTGGCTAACGCCATCCTGAATGATGCCATGACCATCATTGACCACTGGGCTAGCAATCGCCCATACGGGCGGGATGATATGCAAATGGAGCGGGCCAGATGGGAGCGGGCTTTCCGTCTGCTCGATGCGGCGGGCGTGGGTGGGAGGGGCGGGCCTGGCGGCCCGCAACGTACCATAACCGCGCAGAATGAGAGCCC